TAACACATCAAAAGCATAGCTAGGTGCAGTATTATTAATTCCTACTTTTCCAGCATCTATAATTGTGTTATCTTTTTCTACACTTAATACTCCAACTCCAACAGTATCCTGATTATCATTTAGTTGTGAAACACCAATTTCTAATCTACCTCCTTTATCTTGATCACTATGGGGTTCATTAGCATAAGCCGCTATGTAAACTGAAGATTCAGTTACACTACTAGGAACATTACCATCACGCGCATCAAAACCAATACCTCCTAAATATTCACCAGATGAAATACTAGTATCATCTTTAATGATCATTAAACCGTCGTTCCCATCTGTTCCATCATGCCAAATATTAAGTACATTAGGGGTTGTAGATGCTCTATCTCCTACTCCTACTCTAGATGTACTTCCTTCAAAATAAAAACTAGGGTCTGTTTTTGAATTACCGAAGATTTGAAAATCTACATCATTACCATCGGGATTAATTGATACCTTTCGTGCAGTGCTTACTTCATGTAATGCTAAATGAGTTACACTACCTACTTTAAATACGTGACCTAAATTAGTGTTATCATAATCTTTAGTTACATATTCTATATTTTTATAATCTGCGGCAGTTGATCCACCAATAATAAGTTTATCAGCACCACCAATACCAGATCTACTAAGAGAAGCTGTTTCTGCTAATTTTAATACATTTGTTGAGTCAGCTACAAGACCAAAGCTAGGATTTGAAACTTCACTTAAGGCTAAATCAAATGTAGATGTACCGGTTAATCCAGTACCTGCTGTAGGAATTGTGTCATCAACATCACTAGGACTAAGATTACTACATTTTAAATTACCATCACTAGTAACTGTTACTATATTAAGGCTATTGTTACCCGCGTCTGCTGTGACTAAATCAACAAACTGAGCTGAAGATGCTGTTATATTTCCTGAAGAGGATATATGGCCATTTTGGTCTACTGAAAATATTTGGGTAGCCGTATCAGGGTTTGCGGAACCATGTTTAATTCTAAAGTGACCTGAAGTGTCATTAACATTAGTATCTAATAAAACATCTACACCATGTATAGAAGCTAACGTAACAAAATTAGTATTAGCTCTATCATCATCTAGATTAATATAACTGTGTGTAGGGGCAGCAGAACTAGATATTAAATTTGTAGTTAAGCTCGATCCAATAATAGCACCACTTGCACTTATACCCGAACCCGTTATACTCCCACTAGTGAAAATACTACCACTATCTTGAACTACAACAATTGGCCTAGCTGTAGTAGCAGTAGTTCCATCACTAAAAATCGTAAATTTATCACCAGAAGTATTATTATTACCATCTATATAGACATTTATATCTGATGGAGATGACATTTCTATATCTCCTTCAATATCTACAAAGGCAAAATTATTATTACTATCTTTTATTTTATGATTGGATATTGATAAACCGTCTATAGAAGCTGTAGTTGCTACTGTTAATAAAGAACTTGTAACTCCATTAGCTATAACATTTTTACTAGAACTTATATTACCCGAGGCTGTTATATGGCCTCCTTGGCTTATTGAAAATAATCTAGTACTAGAAAAAGGACTGGTATTACCATGGCTAATTCTAAATTCACCAGTTGTATCAGTGTTATTACTATCTATTATTAAATCTACACTATTTACGGAAGCTAATGTAACACTATTATTCCCTTCAGCTCTATCATCATCTAAATTTAAGTAGTTAGGAGTACCGGCACTAATTTGAGAGGGAGAAGAGCTAGATATAATATTAGTAAGTAAAATAGGAACTTTAGTTGTAACTGAGGAAGATATAATAGAACCACTTATAGTTAATTTAGGGATTCCTAAATCAGTATCTTGATCATCAGCTGTATAAAATTCTAATTTAGCTCCTTTTGTATTAGCATCAAAATTTTGTACTGCTACAGCCTGTATTGTAGCTGAGGGGCCTTGTATAACAGCAGATCCAGTACCTATAAAATTTAAATTACCTAGCGTATTACCGCTACTAATGCCCCCATCTCTACCTATATTAATAGATCCTTCTTCAGAAGCAGATATTATTAACTCGGTATTTACTTCATCAAAAAGAAGATTATTACTACCACTTAAAAGAAAACTTGAACCCCCATCTGTAGTGTAGGCAAATTGAACTGCCATATCTGGGCCACTAGCCCCACCTCCAAAATCTCCTCTGCTTGCTGTTTGAAAACGTCCATTACTATCTAAAGTTACTACATCATCAGTAGCACTGCTTTCTCCTGGGAGATTGCTAGCCGTAATATCATAAACGGAGGCTTTTGAGCCTGATAGTAAGACTTTTTTCCAGTTCGGCATGTTTTTTGTCTATTACGGTTGGTTACGACTTAGTGTCGCCCACTTCCCAGAGGGCCAATAATATCCTTATCAATAAATATAATAAATTCTTATTTTAATTGTTATATATACATATTAATTTTAGGTTAAAGACCATGGGAACCTGAAAAAGCATTAAATATGGTTGTTACTTCAGAAGTAGAAAGTTGTTTATTAAAGCTAGCAAAAATACTCATAGAAATAGGTTGGATTTGTGAGGGGGTTTCGGTACTTGATCCAAGAGCACCTAAATATGCCCCCCTACCTACACCATTAGCAGCATTTGCATTTAAAGAAGCTGAACCTACTAAAGTTGAGTTATAATATAATTTAAATTCATCTCCTATATTAGTTCCATCCCATGTTACAGCTAATTGGTGAAAATCTCTTCCCGAAAGAGTTGAACCTTCAGCAAATGTATTAAAATATCTTGGAACTGATATTGATACATTTCCCACATTTAATTCAGCATTAATACTACTTACGGCCTCACTACTAAAATTAAAAGTATTTTCATTTAAACCACTTAATGCTTGACCAAAAATAGTATCATTTTCAGTATTTAAACTGCTTCTTGCTCCCGTTTTTGACCATAATATAAATGAACCCGCCCCAGTACCCTTTAAAGTATTCAAAGGATATACCGGGACACGCGTTACGCTATCACCAGTAGATATAACATCAAAGTCTACTGTGTTTCCGTTAGCACTAGTAACTGTATTTGTAATAAAACTCACTGATTGAGAAATAGTTGCACTGGTTTGGGTTCCACTAACTATTAATAATTCAGTTCCATTTAGGGGAGAACTGATATCTGTAACTGTATTTGCTAGTTGAGTAGTAACACCGTCTATTCTTCTTGAAAAGAAGGTTCTTAAATCTCCTAATAAATCAGATCCTAACACATCAATAAATTCATCTACATTATTAATATTAACTTGAAAAATATGGTATGATTCTTGATCTAAATTATCAGAAGCAGTTACTGCTATTTGTACACCAGCATTAGCATCTATTCTATCATAAAGAGAAGAAGTTTGTATACTAAAAGTAGCATTATTACCATTAGTTGCATTAGTAGGAGTAAAAATAAAATGATCACTAGATAATCTAGGATCAATACATTGGATTTGGAAATCTGAACCTGTAGTTATTCTAACGCTTCCTGCGTTTACAGTTCCTATATGAGTAGTATCATCAAAAACTGTTTTATAAGTATTAGATGACAAAGTTGATCCTATGTCATTTTCATTGCCCGTTATTGTTTGAGTAACGGCACTCCAAGAAGGAGGTGCATCAATAACTAATACACCTACTGTGTCACCAGCAGTTGCTGTAGTACCTGCTGGTGAGCATTCGTCCGAAGCTCTTACAGTAGCAAATATTTGTTCATTGCCTTTACTAGCAGTAGTATTAAAATTTAAAGGAAAATTACTTGATGTAACTATACGAAATGAAGATGTAATACTATTATTATTTATAAATTCTGTAGTGAAGAAATTGCTATTAAGCCCTTTGGTTCCCGTAGTACTATCACCAGAAGCAACTTGTATAGTCCCTATTTGACTTAAAGTAATATTATCATCCCCCGGATCAGAAGCACTAGCATAAGTTTTAACAATTAATGATCGTTTACTATCAGTATCTATATTTTGTAAAGAAGCAGTAGCTACAGTAGTAGATGCCGACCACACTGGATTTTCATTAGTTATATTTAAGATAATAGAACTACTAGTTTTAATAGATGTGCCGTCACTAGCTGATATTTCTAATTTATATGGGCTATTTTTTGCTGATAGTTTGTTAGGAAGTAGGGATTGTGATAAATCTAATTGAAAATATCTAGCAGAAGCACTTTCATTATTAGCTACTAGATTTGAAGAACTAAATATAAGGTTATCCCCACCTATAGAATGTGTGGTTATAAAAGCATCAAAACCCCCATTATAAAGTATTAAAGCTAATGTGTTTTCTCCACCTGACTTTATATCAGTAATATCCATTCTATCCCTATCTTTTATAAAAATTGTAGGAATTAAACTAAAATCAGGTGAACTTTCATTACCTAAAGAAAATTCCATTTCACTAATATTATTACTAGGAGTAGTGCTGGAAGAAATGCTTACATTATTTGATTGAGTAATAATAAAAGGGGATTCTTTAGTATTAGTAATACTTAATTGGTTAAAAATATTATGTTGAGAATTATGATTAGAATCTGAAGGTTTATTTACTCTAGAAATATAGTCGTGTTGATCTTTAACTTGGATTTCAAATTTATATGTTATATCCTCGTGGATTAAGAAATTAGAAGATGTCTCTATAAAAAATGAAGCTGTACCCCCCGGAGAAGCATTATCTGGGAATATAACATTTATATCATTTATACTTATTTCTTGAGTATTATGAGTTCCACTAGACCCAGATACAATAGATTGACTTATTAAAGTTAGGGTTAATTCAGCTCCTGTGTTTCGGTCACTGGCACTAAGAAATGTTCTTTCGCTTAATTTAAATGTGCTTCCTACATCAGCTTCATTTGCGGAATAGTCTCCATTAATTCCAACCCTAAATGGTCTATATACAAGAAAATCTCCATCAAAAAGAGAAGTTTGAAAATTACCTACGTTTCCCGTAGTGTTATTAGCTTCTTCCCAAATAGGAGGTACATTAACTTCTACATCAGGACCTTCTACATTTGCTTCAGAACTTGTAATACCTAAAGCAAGTTTTTTTCCAAAATGGGTTAGGGTTCCTCCTATAGCTTTAACTGTACTCATTAATTATAAATAGCTAGGATTATCCTTTCCTAGCGGCTACTTCAGGAGGAACTGAGATTTTTTGTAGTTCTTTTTCTAAAGAAGTAATAATATTAGCTACTACAACAGCATCCTTTCCTTGTATGGTAGCATTTTTAGCTGCTACTATTAAAAACGATAATTCTTGGGGTCCAAACTTAAAATTTGCCATAACTTTTTGTTTTTAGTGTAATGAAAAAAAATTAAATTTCCAAATTAGTCACCACCACCTCCTCCTCCTTCTCCAGGATCTGAAGTATAAATCCAAACATTACTTTCACCACCAGCGGGGTTCCTATCCCCTTCAATATACCAACTTCCTCTGGTTTCTGTATCAGAAAATTGTGGTGAAGATGAGTTTGGGTTTTCATCAGAAGCAGTAAATATTAATGATATTGATTGTATATTGGTTCCTGGTGTACCAGTAGTTGATACTGTTGTATCGTCAAAATTTATAGATCCTATTGCATTTCCAATAGGGTTAGTTAAGGCAAATAATCTTTGAACACTACCCGTCACATAAGCTACGGCTGAACCTGAATTATTTGTCCCTCTGCTAACTATAATACCACCACCTTTACTAAATAAATCTCCACTACCACTATTTAATGTTAAGAATGCATCACTAGTTTCAAATTGATCGGCTTGTAACTGCGTAATATTACTAGAAGAAACTATAGTTAGATTTCCTTTAACAGTAACATTATTTTCAAATGTTACATCACTGTTTGGATTAGTATCGTTTTCTGATCCCCAAGTTGTAGCTAAATCAAATTCAAATCTAGGATTATTAATAAAAGTAGCACTTAATTCACTATTTGGGGAAGTAGAAGTTAAGCCGGCATCACTTTGCCTTCTAACGGTTATAATACCATGGCTAATACCCCCTTCCCCTCTAATAGTATTAGTAAATCCTGATATTGAAGGTCCATCAACATCTACAGTAATTTCTACACTTTGCGTAACGACTGTAGATCCATCAATATTAATTACACTATGGTTATTATTATTTTGTTGGAAATTTAAACCTGTACCTGCTACTGTATTCGCTAAGTGTAAACCGGGATCAGTTCCACTACCGCCAAGTTCATTTACAGCTAATCCTGAGTTAGAAGCAGAATCGATTCTTAAAACACCATTTTCAAGAACTAATCCATCACCTGCTACAGCTGATGCTAGTTTTAAACCACTACTACCTAAATCAAAAGAAGTATCAGCGTTAGATGATTCATCAAGATCTATTGCAAGTTTATGGAACTGATTACTAAATCTTAAACCATGGCCATCTAATGAAGCTGTATTTAATGATAATTCTGCGTTGTCAGCGATGGTTTCTCCTAACATAAAGTTAACACCTCCACTAACACCCTGATTAAAGTTGATAATATCAGCTAAGGTACTATCATCGTCAGCATTACCATAATTAGTACCTGGTGCACTACCAGTTAATGCTACTGTAAGGTTACTACCATTACTTCCAATAAAAGGAGAAGCGTTAAATCCTAAAGATGTGTTTGAAAGAATATAAAAACCAGCACCAGCTTTAATTGCTTTATCGGCTGTAGCGCTTACTCCTGTTACACCAGCACCACTACCTGAAAAAGATCCAGAAAAGGTACCAGAAACAAAAGCTAAAGTAGTAGCATTACTTAATGCAAGGGAAGAAGTAGCTTCAAATGAACCACTAGTGCCAGCTCCAGATCCTGAAGTAGCAAATACTACTTTAGCATTAGTACCTGCATCTGGTAAATCACTAATAGTTAGTTCAGCTACTTTAAAGTGGGAACCAGATAATAATACTCTTTTCCAATTAGCCATAGGTTATTTATGCGTATATGTAAGTTGAACTTTCGTTGGTAGCAGCAGCCGTAGTAATCATTATTTGACCAATTCTAGAGTTTGAATCAGTACCAAATTGACCATTTCCACCAATAAATGTTGATTCCACACTACCAGTAACTTGTACTACTGCAATCATAGAGGTATTAGCTGTAGTACCCGCAGTAAATGCAGTAGTATTTTTAGCTATTTCTGTTGATACCCCCCATCTGTTTTTAGTATTATCATAGAAGAAAAAGGCACCATTAGCATCTGTTGTACTAACAATAAAACCACCATCGTTAGCAGAACCACTATTTACAAGTATAAATTGGTCAGCGATATTTAAGTTTTGGGTTTCAAGATTAACTGTATTAGAGTTACCTTCTACTACAAAATCACCTTTAACAGTTAAATCGTCATTAAAAGTAAAGTTACCCGTAAGTGTATCACTTACGTTAAGTTCTAAATGAGGATTACCTATAAGTGTCGTAGAAGATCCTGAACCCGCATTTGTAACTGTAGTATCCGATTTTAGGTTTATTGTAATATTATTAGATCCGGTTGTAAATTCAATAGTATTACCACTATCAACTACAACAGTTGAATCTATTTGTAATGCACTATATTGGGTACCCCATTCTAAACCAGTACCTGGTAAACTACCTGTAAGGCGTAATTTAGCTGAATCTATTTTTAAACCACCTTGGTTGGCTAGATCAACTTGTAAAATACCACTACCTAAAGATAAACCGTTGCCATCTATGTTATCACTAAGAGCTAAACCACTAGATCCTGTTTTTAAACCTGAGGTGCCATTAGAAGTACCATCTAAATCTATTTGTAATTTATTATATTGGGATTGCCAATCTAAGCCATCACCTGGTAATGAAGATGTTATACCTAAAGTAAAATCATCAGTACCTGCACCTGTTGCTGTACCCGCATCTGTGGACCCATTATAGAAGGTTAAACCCCCATTAGGTGATAAATCCAAAGAAGCAGTAGCAATAGCACTACCATCATAACTAAAGCCTTTAACACCCGCACCATCTACTAATGCAAAACCTAATTCACCAGTAACACCCGTAAGTTCAGAACCATCACCTGAAAAACTACCACTAAAAGTACCGCCTTCAAATTGTAGTTCATTACCTGTACTACTATATGTGAGGGTAGATAATTTTTCTATTTGACCACTGGTGTTATCAGCAAATAATACATTTGAGTTATTTGAAACATCAGGTAAAATAGATGCTGTTACTTGTGATACGTGGGCATTAGATCCAGATAATAGTATTTTTCTAAACTGTGCCATGTGTTATTATTGTTTTTGAATAAAGGTTTGTACTTTTAAAACTAAGTCATAAGCTGACTGTATATTTTTAATTTGAACGTTTCCTTCAGCAATTAGATTTATTAATAAAACTGCTTCTTCTTTGCTAAGGGTTAATTTTCCTTCTTGTAATTTTTGTCTTTCTTTAGAACCAAAATTTATTGCCATAGTAATGTGTATTAATCTCGTATAAATATATAGTTATTCAATCCCCGCATAAAAAACAGATGCTGAATATATTATTATTCCTTTTTCGGCAGTAGGTAAAGGGTGATTATCTGCTAGTTTAATTAGTTCAGCAGATACAAAACCACTGGCACTTATATTAAATGAAGAAGTTAAGCTATTTCTGATTAAAACAGGTGTATTAGTACCAAAGGCTGCTTGGGTATCCTGTAATATTAATTCAGTAGTTCCACCATTTGCTTGTAATGAAAGAATACCTGGGGCTGAAGAAAAAATTCCTGTATTATCATTATTAAATACAATAGCGGGATTGGTTGAATTACCTGCACCTAATTTTAGGTTACTACCTGTAATGTTTCCATTTACATAAACATTTAAAGATGCTGTTATTCTATTATTAGAAGTATCTATAAACCAATCATCATCACCTGAAGCATTTATTATAGGTGTAAGGTCTATTTGATCTGTAGTACCATCACCTTGGTTAAAGGTAATAATATTATTTTCAAACGAAGAACTTATATAAGAATTAGTAGAATCACTTGCGGCCCCTTTAATTTCAAAAACTACATTATTTCTATCTTTAGAATATACTTTTTGATCAGCTACATTAATTAATAATTCACCCAAATTAATATCTGTAGCTCTAGGTACTTCATTAGTTTTAAATATGATTTTGTTTTTTGTCATAATTAAATGCCATCAGGACCAACTACTTTTTCAACTATAGTTGAAATTTTTATTTCACCGGGGGTTATTCTTTTATGTAATGCTTGAGTTTCTGATTTAAATGTATCGGGAGTTAGGTACCCTGCTAGCTTAAAATTGAGTGATGCTCTTACAATTCTATCTTCTCCTACCTGTAATTCATTTATATTCTGTATAGTGTCTACTTCTACTTGGAATAGATTTCTTTCTTTATCCCCCCAGTAAGCATCTGAAACATATTCTATAGCTTCTACTAATTTATTATTCTGAGACATAAAATCAGTCCATATAATAGCTTCATAATTAGCAAATATATAATCAGGGACTGGTATTTGATAAATTTCTCTTAATGGTTGTCTATCATTAAGTAAATTAAAATTATCATATACGTTTTTTTTACTATATCTATTTTGTTCAACAATATATAAGTTAGGCTTATTGCCATCTAGTTTATTTCCTATTTCACGTCTTTTTTCTATGGAGGTTCGCTTAAACATTATTAAAGGCACCTGAATACGTCCATTTTTATCGCGATAGTATCCATCTGCTTGCACTGTTTTCCAACGCTCACCGGAACCATATATAATAGGTACTTTAATTGATTCACCATTATTATCTACAGTAAGATTAAGTTCTTCTTCTAAATAATATTGAACTGTTTCATCTATGTCCTGTAAGTTTATGCCATAAGAAGAATGAGTATCAGTATCTCTTCTAATTTCCATATGACGGTTTTCACCTAAATTACCCCTAGTAGTATCAAGAGGTAATTCTTCAAATGTAGGAGGAGCACTAGCTATTAAATTTCTTCTAAGAAGTGTATTAGTACTTAATATATCGGGTTTTATTCTATTATCAGCCATTATTATCTAGGATTTGCATTTGAGCCAGAAGCTAGGTTAGTAGTAGGATATATTCCACTTCTTAAAGGGATTAAATTAAGTTTTTCTACTCTTGATAAATGAGTACTTAAAATAATAGATAAAGAAACACCAAAATCTTGTGTATCTTCAGATATAGCAAATTCAGGCTTTTTACCTACAAAAAATTGATTTTCAATAAAAGTATCTACTTCCCAAAAATCATTATTAAATAATAATAAATCACCTACCTCAGGTATAAGATTTATTTTATTTAAGTCTGCTTTTATAAATCTATACTTATAAGTTTGTCTAATATCAGGGCCAAAATCATCATTACTCCATTCTTGGTCATCTTTTTCTATTAAGCAAGAAATCCTTACAGGTTCGTAATAATATTTTTTATTAGATTCCCCATAAACATTAGTAATTGTTTGATCTAATTCTAATTTATAGTATGCTATTTCCGTCTGAATAATGTCATTAATCAGTTCTCTATTCATTGTTCTGATTAGAGATATATCTCTTGCTCCTCCAAATAATGGCATTATACACGGGTTAAAGTTTCTGGTTTAAATATTAAATGGCGTAATCCTGGTATTCTCATTTCGGGATCTCCTTTATCACTTTTAAGCATAGTAGTTTTTAAAAATTCTAAATCTTGTTTTGGATCTTTACCCGCAGCAAATTTTAAAGTAGCAGTATGAATTTCTTTATTATCAGTTCTTTGACGATTTTTTAATTCTAATTCATCTGAAGTATTAGCGTTAATAATTGTAACCTTTCGGGTAGCCCTCATCCCATCTAATATATCTGTAAAATTTGCATCTCTATCCATCACGATTGTTACATTAACCGAAAATAAATTTATATCTTCAAATAATATATCTCTTAATTTAATCATTAGTAAACATATATTGGGTAAGGAACTTTAGCAAAAGTATCTTGTGAGTTTTGAGCTATTTGAGCATCTCTTTCCATATATTTAGCTCTTGAAGATTCTTCAAGCATTAATTTTAATTCTTCAATCAATGCCTGTTTTTCTGTAGCTGCTTCACTTCTTAAATCACTAGCATTTGTAGTAACTTCAGAACCTGGAATCGGAACTGTTGCATATTTACCTCTTACACTAGATAACATTTCTTTTGCCAGTGCTAAGGTATAACGGAATATCCATTGTCTACCAGGTGTATTTATAGTATTATAACTTATATTAGTATATGGTACATTTGAAACATTTGTAACTAAGTTTGTAGAAGTATTTCTAACAGGGTTATTTCTATCACCTTTTACTACATACTCAAAGTACAAAGTTTCGCTTCTTCTAGGAATAGGAAATAATTTAAGCCTATTATTATTAATTAACTCAAAACTATAAGCAGATTTTCGAATTTGATCATTAAATTCTATTGCTTGAATTTTAAGAGCATCATAATACGTAGGCATTAACATAAAATTAACACCGGGTGAAAAATTACCAAACCCAAAAGTTTCCATTAATGATTGGATACCTGTGCCTGTACCAGCATATGGATCAAAATATCTAACTATAGCTGGTGGAGCATAGTGATAAATTCGTTTAATTTCTATAGGGGCCCCTGATTCACTAACATTTGTCCATAAATCAGTTAAAGAGTAAATTTGTTGAGATTGAGATACAGCTATACTACCGGTTTTATAATCTATATTACCTCCTGTATATGCTTCAGTACCATATTGTTCAGCAATTGCTATAGTATTACCTAAATTAGGCTGAATGTATTGGTTATTTAAATCACTACCTGTTGTAGAACCTTCTAAAGTTCCAATATTTTCTATAATTTTATATTGGTACACATATTGTGCATAGGTAGTTACGGCTTCTTCAAAAGCTGTAAAGAAATTAACTGCTTGTAATTCAATATCTACTATAGGATATCCTAATCTTTGAGCACACCAAGTTGCTACTTGATTCGCAGAAGAAGTAAATTCAGTATCCGCATCATAAAATCCAAAAGGAGTAGGATTTGAAGTATTAGCGAACGAAGCTGAGCCGGGCCAGATTGAAATAGTTGCCATATATATAGTGATTTACATTAATACATATCAATGATAACCATTTAACAACTCTAAAAGATCATCTATAGCAGCATGTCTATGAGAATCAGTTAGTACTGTTTTAAATACAAAATTTGAATTAGCTAATTTAGCCATATCATGATAAGCTGAGTGTTGTTTATCTCTTAAATCTATTTGATAAGAATCACCACAAAATATCATTTTACTATCTTTACCTAATCTGCCAATACACATAGCTAATTGGGATTTAGTTAAATTTTGATATTCATCTACTATTACTACAGCATTATCAAATGTTCTACCCCTAAAATGAGCAAGTGATACTAACTCAATCTTTTCTTCTTTTTCCATTTTAGCTAAGATATCGGGTTTATTATAAACTTTCCTCATATTAGAACGAATTGGTACTAACCATGGTTCCATTTTTTCACGTTCAGAACCCGGTAAATATCCATTATCTTCAGTAGATACAGTAGGTCTAGTAATAATAATTTTATTAAACTGACGTTTAAAATATTGATCTAAAGCTACTTGTACCGCTAATAATGTTTTACCACTACCTGCTTTACCAACTATAAAATTAAAAGGGTGTTTTAAAATTTCAGTTTTTGCAGCTTTTTGTTCTTCCGATAAGGATATTGAGAACCTAATATTACCCTTAGGTGGGGTTTTTTCTATATTTTGTTTAGCCATCGTAAATGGTTTAAAACGTTTATCAATTATAAATATAAAAAAAGACCGCAAATTGCGGTCTTTTAGTTAGGTAAGAATAAATTTTATATTATCCCTGTGATACACATAATAATGCAAAACCACTACCTGTAATTGCACCTAAGAATGCACCAGCAGAACCTGTAATGAATAAAGATCCGGCTTCTGCGGGATCTGAAGTGGGTAAAGTATTGGTACCGGGAGTTAATAGTTGAACACTATCTACAATATCCCTAAGTTCACTCATACCTGATTTGTTTGAGAAGTCGTTATCTAGACTTGCTTTGTTTTTTTGTGCCATGGCAAATTAATTTTTAAACGTTCACAAATACATATAAAAAAGGGCCGCTTACGCGGCCCTTTCTAAATAGAATTAAATAACTCTTATATTACACTAAGTCAAGATCAGCACAAATCACTTTACCATAGAAGTCTGGGCGAACCATCTTCTTAGCGTAGCGAGTCATGATACCTTTTCTTGGTGTGAACGATACGGGATCGTATACAAGAGGAGTCATAATTAACGGAATATATGGAGCAAACACAGCACCTGTTTCAAGGAACTGGTTACCCTTATAACCCATAAGAATTGTATTTTCTTGCATGTATGGGTTCTTATAGACAGTGTATCTAGAGTTGATAGCACCTATCTTTTGAACACCCATAGCGTACTTGTTAGAATCACCAGGTGAGTCAGCAGCGAATCCAGGAATTGATTCAAGGATTGTGCTTATCTTAGGGGATACTACCATAAAGTTAGCACCACCACGAAGAGTTTTCTGGTGAATAGTATTACTAACAGACTGAAGCTTAATACCTAAGGTTTGGAACCAAGACATCTTAGTGTAGTACTGGTTAGTATTGGTATCATCAAATGCAGTAGCGGTAGTAGTACCTGTATCGGCTACTTCACGGCCAACTTTAGCACTCCATCTCTTAGTAGTATCAGCATTTCTGATAAGCATATCAAGGAGTTCGAGGTCGATTTCCATCGAGATGTACTCAGAAAGAATAGACGTTAATTCTGCCTCAGCATCAATGCTATGGTAAGCATTTAAGTCCTGAGCGAATTCTGGTGTCCATTGAGCCTTTAACTTACGAGTTTTCGCAGTAACAGTATCACTGTTAAGCTTAACATCGATTGCAGGGATATCTAAGCTACCAATTCCATCGAAATCAGTTTCTTCGAAATCACCTCTATCGTCAAGGTTATCTGGGCCTTTCTGGTACTCTACAGTAATGTTACCTAAGCTAGCAGCAGCAGTTGTTTTTTCAATTACAAATTCAACATCAGTACCATTAACTCTAGTAAATTCAGGGTAGAAAGCACTAATGTTTGAACTAGCTACTGTAAATGCTCTAACACCTTCTAAATCACACTCTGATAAAAGACCATTAGCGGAAGTTGAACCGTGAGGTACCTTAAGAGTAACAATTGTATGCTCTGTACCACCAAATGTTTCAGAAGCATCACGTCTTGAGGCTGAGAATTCAGTGTTGAAATTTAAAATACCACCGTATTCAGCTGAAGCTGTTTCAACGCCAGAAATGGATTCGTCAAATTGTGAAGAAGTTTCGTTGATTGAGTAACCGAAACGACCTGCACCATATAAACCACTGTTTTGGCCTACACCTGGTAATTGGGTTTCTTTAAGAGTAGTAGAATCTACAGCGTAAAGTGAATCACCAGCGCTAAATCCAGGCTGTGTATCACCAGTGTTTGTTCCGTATTGGAAATCTAAGTAGAAAATGAGACCTGAGGGGAGGTTCATTGGTTGTACTGAAAGGAGATCCTTAGCAACGATTTCACCAAATACTCTTCTAACAAGTGGAAGAGCAACACCAGCCCAAGCTTCTGAACCACCAGCAGAGATAGTAGTACCAGTACCTGTGGTATTAACCTCATTTACTAATTGTCTGGCTTGGTTCTCAAGGAGAACTGCCATATTTGCTTTTTCGCTCTCGTGGCCATTAAGACCTTCTAAGAGACCGGATTTTTCCCATTTGCCAGCCAACTTAGCAGCTTCATTCTGCTGATGTTGGAGTGGGGAAGCACCCTCTAATAATGTATTAACATTCATTTGTTCTAATTATTATTTATTAATGTTTGCGAGTTTTTGGAATCTTGACACTGTCTCGTCAACTGATTCCGTTATAACCTTATTAGGAGCAGTTCCAGCAGCTTTAGAAGCACGTCCTAAACCTTCTTTAATTGCTCTTTTTTCTACACCTGTAAAGTTAAATGATTCTTGAAGTGTTTCAAATACCAACTTAGCTTCACCTGTTGTAGTAGATTTGTCTAATGCATCAATTACTTTAACCTTTTGGGCTTCGGTAAGTGCATTAGCTCTAAATAGTTTGTTGCAGTAGAGGAGTTTACTGTTAAGAAGATTCATTTCAGAGATGGTTTCTTTAAGAGAAGCAACGGTAGCGAGGGCTTCTTCAAGGTCTTTTTCGGCCTTTTTCTTACCCTCTTTCATGTCATCATCATCTTTTTTCTTACCCTCTTTCATGTCATCATCGTCTTTCTTTTTACCTTCTTCGATTTCAGACTCGATTTCAGCAATTAAAGCATCAATGTCGATGTTTTCATCAAGATCTTCTATACCTTCACTTCTACGGGCAGCGCCAGCACCGCTAGCCGCGCCTTCTAAAGCTTTGTAAAGTTTTTCCATCTTAGATCCAGACTCAAGTTTACCTTCACGTCCTTTCTTTAAGAGAGCCTCAATACCACCAGCGGCAGCAGCAATGCTAGCAACGACACCAAGACCTACCATTTCATCAAGTTGTTCACCTTCTTTCATGTCTTCGTCTTTTTCATCGTCCTTGCCTTCTTTCATGTCTTCATCGGCTTCATCTTTTTTGCCTTCTTTCATGTCTTCATCGGCTTCATCTTTTTTGCCTTCTTTCATGTCTTCATCAGCATCTTCGTCATAAGACATTTCTTCTAATTCAGCCATAAGTTCATCAAGATTGATTTCTTCATCTTCTTCAAGATCAAATTCTTCCTTCATGTCCTCATCAGCATCCTCATCATAAGAACCTTCTTTCATGTCTTCATCTTTTTCATCCTCCATGTAAGACATTTCTTTCATATCTTCATCTTTTTCGTCTTCCATGTAGGTTTCTTCGAGTTCAACATCCTCTTCTAACTCTTCAGCTAATTTAGCTGAAAGCATGTTTTTAATTTTAGAGTCGAATGCTTCTTCTAATGCCATTTTAGCATTTTGTAAAGCAACTTCTCTAACAGCTTTTGCGTCAGCAATAGCTTCTTTTAGTAATTCTTTAGCCATTTTATTTTTAATTTTTAGGTGGCTTCCAGTAAGTTATGTACGGGAAATAGAGATTTTAGTATCTCTAATAGGGATTTATTTTTAAAATCCAGGGACACTATTTTAATATAGTGTATGCTTCCAAAATAAATATTAAATAAATTTGGAAACCAAAAAATTTTTTCGTATCTTTCGGGAAAACAGTTATATTATGAATCCATTAGAATTATTGGCCGTAGCATTTATTGAAGATATCACTAATCTCCAAACAGTATGTACATACTTTTTAATTGGGGTTATAGTAGCAGCTTTACTTGAAAGAGCTATTGAAAACGCTGGATACCCTATGGAGTGGTCAGACAGATTTTGGGTTGTATTAGGATGGCCTTTAGCTTCGGCTATCTTTATTTACCACTTTATTAAAGGATTTTTAGATAAAGATTAACACTTACACATACCCGTGTTATCACAAATGATATCACGAATAATATTGTGTACTTTAGTGTAATCTTTAGTGGGGGTACTTACTCCTTCATTCATAGGAGACATATATGCACCAGGGGTTGAAGGTGTTGATACAAAATCAAAACATAAAAGATCAAAATCTTCCTGTACCATTAATACTCCATCTGCGTTTTCTTCTACTGAACCCATTCCTCTAGAAGATATTCCTACTGTAACACCACAGCGGAATAATTCTTTAAGGATATTACCCGCGGGTGTTGTTAATATTTCTACAACGCCATGTACATCGCCACCTTTCATAGTAACTTCTACTATATTATGGGATACATTATTTAAATTAATGACAGAAGAGTCTGGGTGATCTAATTCACCTAAGGCTCTTTTTTCTCTAACGGGACCATCAATATATTTTTTAATTTCTCTTTCAAGAATTTTTTGCTCATAGATTCTACCATTATGGTTTTTAACACCAGCTCTTTGGATAATACCACCTACTCTAAGTGGTTTATTTTCTTTAATAGATTGCTCAACTAAAAGCTTATCTACTTTAAATGGCATATGTTCTATAAGTAATTGTTTCATCGTCCTTGTCCTCTATTTAATTTTCTATAATTTTTAGAATTTTTATGGTTACTATGCTTTGTTTTAGCATGAATACCAGGCCTATTTACCTTATTATCTTTTTTATTAAAGTCAAAAGCGTTAATTTTTCTTGGCATAACTATTTTATTTTACTTCTTTATATCCCATATAACCTCGTTTTTTTTTCCTTTTATTATCCCCAAACGCTCTAGGTGTAGCGTAGGCTTCACTAGAACCAGTACTAATAGTAGTACCCGTTCCTGTAGTGTTTATTTCGTCAAGCTCAGTTTTAATAAGCTCACGAATAAGGGTTCTAAGTTCATCTATATTCATGAATGCAAAGATTTTAATTCATTAATTAGTTCATAGTAATTCAACAAATTAATAACATTATCATCATGGACAGAGGATTTTTTACAGAGAGGTTTAATTAAGTTTTTAATCTCATTTAACTTAATTTTGGTTATTTGATCTGTTTTTTTAGAATAGGTTTCTAATTCACTTATAACTGTTTTGATTTCTTTATTAATAAATGATTTTAATTTAGGGTTATTAGAAACATTATAAACGTATTCTTTTAATAAGATTTTTTGGTTAGAATTTAAACCTGAATACTTATCGTTAAATTTTTCCATTAACATTTTATAAGTAAGAGCTCTAGTTTCTTTATCAAATTTTTCATACTCTTCCATAACCATTTCTTTTTTAGGTTTATTAGGAAGGTTTTTATTTGTAATGTGTTCAAGAATAGCAACTTTAGAATCTACTATAGACATAGGGCTAGCAGATTTATTTTCTAATAGATTAAATACACTAGCATATATTTTATAGTTAGGTATTTTTGCTTTAAAAAAATCTTCAATATTGTATGTATCCTTTATTTCTCTAACTAAATTATACCTTTCTCTTCTTAATACAGATTTGTTTAACTTGCTATGAGCATCTACTAAAGTTTCTATAAGTACTGTTGCGTTAGCTTCTTTATTGTATCTTTTAGTAAGTAAAGCATGGTATATTTGGTACTCCTTTAAAAGAGTAGAGTCTTGTTTAAAAAATTTTTTCAAGATACCTACAGCTTTTGGTGAGGAATTTGAAATAGTTTCAGACGTAATTTGTCTGGTTAATAGTTCAAACAATATCCCCGTATTTTTGTACTTGGAGTGCTTAGGTTTCATGCAATAAATATATTTATTCTTATATAAATATGTAAGGAGTCTTGAAGCTTATTCTTTTATAATATTTTCTTCATCTAGTAAAGAAGAAGTATTTTTTTCTTTTAATATTTGTTTACCTTTTAATCTTTTTAAAGATAATTTTTTAAGAATTCTAGAATTTTCTTCAAGAGCAAATGTAGACACATCATTAGTTCTATTTGGGGTATCATCAGCTGTTAGTCCCGCCTTACCTAAGGGATCTCTACCCATATTAGCTTGGTCTGTGCCATAACGACTTAATTTTATAGCTGGTCTCCCTGGTTTTTCTTCATCATAACCATCTGGAATATCCCTAATTGTTTTATCTCTTTTAGTAGAATATAAATTAGCTAAGTCGTGTGGTGTACCATATGATTCTCCTGATTCTATGGGATCATTACCTTCATTTTCTATTTGATTAACACGGAAAATATGTGCGGCATCATCTAATGAACGGTTTTTTTCATATTCCATTTCTTTATCAGATAAATTAAATACATTTTTATAAATAAAGTCAGTAGATAAAATTTTCTTATCTGTAATAGAATTAGCTAATTCTACTTTTGCTTTATATAGTTCTGTTTTTTCTTGTTCAAATACAATTGATGGGCCCGTTAATTCTAATTCAAAATCTACTAAATCCGCATCTGTAAATCCTTGAGTATATAAGTGTACTAATGCAATTTTATGTAATTCAGATACAATGGTTCTTTGTAAACGTTCTATAGTACGAGCAAAACGAATATCCATAGCAGCTAATGTAGATTTGCCTTCAAGATTTTCATCATATCCTAAGAATGCTTTAGGTATTTTTAAAGCTGCTAACATTCGGTTCTTTAAGTACTCAATATCAGTTGTACCATCATAATCTAACCCTTTAGTGGTTTCGATTTTAGTTGATGCATCATTACCTCTAACCGGGATATAAAAATCCTCAGTCATGTTTTGTATATTAAATTTTAAATTATAATCACCCGATTGTTGGTCTATATATGGCGTTTTTTTCATTCTCGCCACGGTTTTTTCCATAAACTGATCGATTTCTTGAGGAGGGATTCCACCAACATTCATATAAAAAATTCTTTTCTCGGGTGCCCTCATTATTCTATGAATAAGCATCGCATCTTCCATCAATATAAGTTGCTTAAATACTTTACGAGCAGGTTCAAGATATGAACGTCCATAAGGTAAGTAAGCAGCATCAGATAATAATCTAAAGTGAGCTACTTCATAGTTTTCAAGTTTCATTTGGTCCGATCTTCTAGCACTATAAGTATTAGATTGTGATAAACCATTAGGATCTAAAATAAACTGAACATAGTTTGGATTTTCTGGATTTTGTCCTTCTTCTCTTACTACTTGGTATACAGAAAGTGGTAAAACATTATAAACACCAAATTTTTCAGAAATTTGAAGATGTAAATAAAAATCACCATATTTACACATCTGTCGAACCCAAGAAGGTAAATTAAATTCTATATTTAGTACATCATAAAATAAATTATGAAGTACTCTTTTAACATTTTCATTAGATGACTTAATTGTTAATACATCTCCGTATTCATTTTTAAGAGTTGCTTCTTCAGAAATTATATCAAGTGCAGGAGCAATTAATGAATCATAATCCATCGCTTCATAATCACTATACAATTGAAGTCGCATAGACGCATAATTAAGTGTAGGGTTATACTGTAGTGAAGATCCTACAGGTCTATGTA